TGGCGCCATTCGCCGGGTGCGCGACATTCAGCAGGACTTGAACAAGCGCGCCAGCAAGGCCTTGTTCCTGATGAACACCAACCAGATCATTGCCGATGAAGGCGCGGTGGATGACTGGAACAACCTGCGCGATGAGGCCGACCGCCCAGACGGCATGATCGTCAAGAAGTCCGGCAAATCGGTGGAGATTCGGCGCGACTCGGAAATGGCCAGCGGNCAGATCAACATGATGACGCTGGCGCANAGCACGATCCAGCGCGCCTCGGGNATCAGCAATGAGAACNTGGGNCGGCANACCAATGCCACGTCNGGNCTGGCGATTCAGGCCCGGCAACTGCAGGGCTCTGTNGTCACGACCGAGCCGTTTGACAATTTGCGCCTGGCGGTGCAAGTGCAGGGCGAGAANCAACTGAGCCTGACCGAGCAGTTTTACACCGATGAAAAGGTGGTGCGCCTGACCGGTGCACGCGGCGCGGTGGAGTGGGTCAAGATCAACACGCCCGAGCTTCAACCCGATGGCAGCACGCGCTACCTGAACGACATCACGGCCACCGCGGCTGATTTTGTGGTGGCGGAGCAGGATTACAACGGCACCATGCGCCAGGTGATGTTTGAGCAGTTGAACCAGATGGCCAGCCGGCTGCCGCCCGAGATTGCGTTGCGGCTGCTGCGCATGGCCATTGAGTTCAGCGACTTGCCCAACAAGGACGAGATTGCCGACCAGATCCGGCAACTGACCGGTGAGCAGGATCCCAACAAGGAAATGACGCCNGAGCAGGCCCAGCAAGCCCAAGCGCAAATGCAGCAACAAGCCGAAGCGCTTGAAATGCAACGTCAGACAGCCATGCTGGCCCTGGAAGAGCAGGGCGCCAAGGTCAAGCTGATCAATGCCCAGGCTGAAAAGCTGATGTCTGAAATGCAAGGGGCAGGGCAGGGCGACCCGGCCATGGAAGCCCAGGTGCGCCAGATCCAGACCCAGGCGGCACAGCAGATCGAGCAACTGTCTGCTGACTTGCGCAAGGCCCAGACTGACCTGGCCAACCGGACCATGCAGATCAACAAGGATGCCGACATCAAGATTGAAGTGGCGCGCATTGATGCCGCGACCAAGCTGCAAGTGGCCGAGATTCAGAGCAAGAACGACACCCAGATCACCGCGCTGGAAGACCGCATGGCACAGATCACGCAACTGCTGGCCGATACAACCGCAACCAAAGCGCCGGCCTGACGTGGCAAGGATGACACGCTACAGGCTTTTCCGATTCATCCATTTGGAGTTTGACCATGGCCAGAGTTAAAGCAGTTTCCGACCCGTCCGAGAACGACTGGCGCACGGAGAGCGACTTGAACACGCTACTGGAAGCCAAAAAGATTGAGGCCGACAAAAAGCGCATGGACAAGGTGCGCGCCCTGGCCAAGCAAAAGATGCTTGATGTCGCCAGTGTGGCCGCCGACGAGGATTAACCAGGCCGGTTTCCCTTTGTCTGCCAATAACCGTAAACGGGTCAACGCGACCCATATTTGATTTCTTAACTACCACGCAGGAGTGTGATATGCCCCCCGAACTTGATGAACACATTTTGTCGACGCTGACCCCAGAAGAGGTTGCAGCGATCAAGGAAGAGCCCAGCGCCGAAGAGATTGCCGCCATTGCGGCGATTGCCAGCGGCGCCGAAGACGGCCCGGATGATGACGACGACGACGAGGATGATGGCGCCGAAACGGCTGCCGCCACGCCCGAGCCTGCAGCCTCTGCTGCCAAAGAAACCCCAGCCGAACCCGACACGGCGCCAGCGCCAGAGCCCGTGACGGCAGAGTTCCGGCCGCGCTACGAAGCCAAATTGCCCGATGACTTTGCCACCCAGGAGGCTGCCATCAAGGAGCAGGCCGACGCCCTGGTGGCCAAGTTCAAAGGCGGTGACATCGACTTTGACCAGTACCAGATCGAGGCGGCTGCCCTGGCCAAGTCCGAGCGCGCGCTCGATGAGATTCGCTTCAAGGCCTCGCTGTCGCAGGAAATGACCGCACAGACGGCTGAACAGCAATGGGCCTTCACGGTGCAGCGCTTCATGTCGGCCACGGCCAAGGCTGAGGGCGGCATTGATTACGCCAAAGACGCGGAAAAGAATGCTGACCTGGACCTGTTTGTCAAAGCCCTGGCGCGTGACGAAAAGAACAGCGACAAGCCGGCCGAATGGTTCCTCAATGAAGCGCACAAGCGGGTGCAGGCGATGCATGGCATCACGACCAAGCCTGGCCCAACGCCACCGACACCGAACAGCCGCAAGCCCCCGATTGATGCCGCACCGAAGACCCTGGCCCAAGTGCCTGGCGGTGATGGTCCGGGTGATGTGGATGGCAACGAGTTTGCGGACATTGACCGGTTGACGGGTGAGGCCCAGGAAGCAGCCATTGCCAAGATGAGCCCAAGCCAGCGCGAACGTTACATGATGGGTGTCTGATGTCCATGTCGTTTGTCGTCATTGATGTGAAGCCGGGGGAGCAGATCTGCATCGGCGGGCATTTGGTGACGATTGAGCTACTCAGGAAGACTGGCCAACTCGCGCGTTTGCGGGTTGGTGCACCACCACAGGTGCCAATAAAAAGAACCCCTATTGACGACAAAACAGAGACACAAATAACCGCATACGGGTAAAATAACCATAAAAGGAGCAAATATGGTTAAGTTAGAACTTGAATGCGGTGTGTCTGTTTTGGTTGATGAGCAGGACGTTGGGCTGATTTCATCTCATCATTGGCGCTTGAGTCACAAAAAGAAATACCGGGAATCAGGGGCGACATATAGGTACTTGCTTAGCAAGCAAGGAGCTCTACATAGGTTGATCATGGCGCCAATAGCTGGGCAAGTTGTTGACCACATCAACGGAGATATTTACGACAACAGAAGGTCGAATTTAAGACTTTGCACCAACGCCGAAAACATAAGAAATGCGCAAAAGCGGTGCATCAAAAAAGCAACCTCAAAATTCAAAGGTGTTGGTTTTGACTCAAATCGAAACCGCTGGCGCGCAACCATCACGGTCGACTGGAAGACCAAGCACCTTGGTTACTTCGACTCAGAAGAAGATGCGGCCAAAGCCTACGACATTGCCAGCGAAAAGTATCACGGCGAATTCGGTAGGAAAAACTTTTTAGAACAGTAATTGTTCGTGGCAAGGATGGCATTCTCGCCACTGTCAAACTAGACAAACCTGAGCGCAGGATGTGCTCTTTGAAATTTTTAACTTTTCAAGGAGTATTTCCATGGCACGTACGATTGTTGGCGTAAACGACGCGAAAGCTGTCAAGCGCTTTGCTGGCCTGATGGCCTATGACACTTCCCAAAAGGGCTACTGGAGCCAGCGNTTCATGGGCAAGGGNGAAGCTGCCGAAGTGCCGATTCAGATCCTNACGGANNTGGAGTCGGATGCTGGTGAGCAGATCGCTTATGACCTGTTGGCCGAGCTCAAGATGGCNCCNGTTGAGGGNGAGGACAATCTGGANGGCAAGGAAGAAGCCCANAAGTTCTACACCGACACCATCTACATTGACCAAGCACGCTGCGGTGTCAATACCGGTGGCCGCATGACGCGCAAGCGCACGCTGCACAACCTGCGCGAAAAAGCCAAGCGCCAGCAGTCTGGCTGGTGGGCTCGTCTGGTCGATGAACTGTTGTTCATCTACGTGTCTGGCGCCCGCGGTGTCAACCCCAACTTCCTTCTGCCCTTGGGCTACACCGGCCGCGCCAATAACGCCCTGGTGACGCCTGATGCCAACCACACGCTGTACGGCGCTGAGTTGAGCGCGACTGGCGTGGAGCAAAACGGCGCAACAGCGTTCAACAACATCGACAGCGCTGACAAGTTCAGCCTGAAACTGGTGGACCGTGCCATCACCCGGGCGCAAGTCCAGGGCGGCGGCGCTACCGGCGTTCCAGTGCTGCAGCCTTGCAAGATCGACGGCAATGAAACCTTTGTCTGTGTGATGCACACCTGGCAGGAAGACGACATGCGCGCTTCGACCGCTACCGGTCAATGGCTCGACATCCAGAAAGCCGCTGCAACTGCAGAAGGCAAGAACAGCCCACTGTTCAAGGGTGGTTTGGGCATGTACCGTGGCGCGATCCTGCACAGCCACCGCAACGTGATTCGTTTCAGCAATGCCGGCTCTGGCGCCAACGTGGAAGCCGCACGCGGTTTGTTCATGGGCGCCCAGGCTGCCGTGATTGCCTACGGCTCACCTGGTACTGACCAGCGCTTTAGCTGGAACGAGGAAACCCGCGACAACGGCGACAAGGTGGTGATCACCACGTCTTCGATCTTCGGGATGAAGAAGGTCAATTTCACGACCGAATCCGGTGCTCAGGACTTTGGCTCCTTCGCCCTGGACACCGCCTGCGCCACGCGCTAACCCGAACGACACCCATAAGGAGTAAATATCATGGCTTTTACTGGTTCTAACGACTACATCACCGGCCGCGCCAATCCCGTGACGCCTGCCGGCGCCGAATTGGTCGCGGTGCGCTACACCTTGGCGATGGCCACGGCTGACCTGGCGCTTAACTCTATCGGCCAAATCGGCATCTTGCCCGCTGGCTGCGTGCCGGTGGCTGTCTATGTTGACGGCACCGACATGGATTCCAGCACTGCAGCCTTGATTCTGAATGTGGGCTTGCTGGATGCCGCTGAAACCGCGCTGTCGACCGACGCCGCTGATGGTGGCGCTGTCTGGGGTGCGACCACTGCGGCCGCCACCGCCTTCCAACAGCAGATTCTCAGCCAACCCATGATGACCGTGGCCAAGTCCAACTCGGACCGCAAGATCGGCATCAAGGTGGCAACCGCACCGACCACGGCTGTGGCTGGCACTTTGGGTCTGACTTTGGTTTACCGCGCGGCCTGATCGGCAGCGTGACGGCTCAAAGGCTGGCACACATCAAAGGGGCCATAGCGCCCCTTTTTTTTAGGAGATTTGCATGAAGATTGAAACCAACATCCCGGCGCGCAAAGACGGCACGGTCAAAGTGGCGGCGCCCAGCGGAACGATTGTGTTTGCGCCCGAGGGCGTCAACCTGGTGGCTAACGTTGAAGACAAGGCGGACCTGGCTTTCTTGCTGGCCCTGGTGGACTTCTACCCGGCCGATGAGGGCGACCATGAAGTAGCCCAGGCCTTGATGGAAGAGGCCGCCGCTGTTGTGCCCGTGGATGGCGAGGACGATCTTCCTGATGACGAGGACGATCTTCCTGATGACGAGGGCGATGAAAACGCCGCGCCGGTCGAAGTGCCGACCGAACCAAAACACAAGTCGCGCAAGAAATAAGGCTGCGTCATGCTGTGGTCTGCTTTCTACCCTGAGTTGCTAATCTTCACTGGCAGCGCCCCGATTCCCTTGCTTGAAATGAAGGCAAGGCAGGCGGCCATTGAGTTTTTCCAGCGCAGCAGGACTTGGGTGGAGTGGCTGGATCCAGCTTTGTCACTGGAAGGCAGCGTGGAGTACGACTTTGATATTCCATCGCAGTCTGATGTGGCCAGGGTGGAACGTGCCACGGTTGACGGCAAGCCAATCGAGATCCTGTCTTATCGGGATATTCCGCACGACTGGGCAAGTGTGGATGTGGATCGTCAAGGCCTGGTCAGCCGGGATTTGAAAATTTTCAGGCTCGGGCAAGTGGTTGCTGCTGGTTTGGAGATTCGGGTCCAGGTGGCACTGACGCCGAGTCGCGCATCTACCGGCCTGCCCGATGACTTGTTTGACAAGTACCGGGACGACATTGTGCACGGCGCCTTGTCCAAGCTGCTGGCACTGCCGAGCCTGGAATCTTACAACCCGGAAATGGCCAGGCTTGAGTTCTCGTTGTTTGAGACAGCCATTGCTGCCAATGCCGTCGATTCATGGCGCGGCATGACCGCCAACACCCCGCGTCGTCGCTTGAATATCTGTTAACGGAGAACATCCCCATGGCAATCACCGCCCAATCCATCATCCGCCGCGCCACCGACTTGCTGCAAGACCAGACTTCGGTGCGCTGGACGCTCCAAGAACT